AGCGGTTGTAAAGTTTTGAGCGTTCAAAGAGTTGCGTCCTATCGCAACAGATTTACTTCCAAGCGTATCCGCACTTAAAGCAGCGTATCCCACTGCCACATTTTCGAAACCAGTGGTAAGAGCGTCTCCAGCAAGACCACCAATAAGGGTGTTCTGGGTTCCCGTGGTGACTGCCTCACCCGCGCCCCTACCTACAGCCACATTGTAAGCACTAGTGGATGTCGTAAAGTTTTGTGTTTTAAGGGCTGCTGAACCAATTGCTACGGAAAAATTTCCTAGCGTTTCTCCACCCAAGGCATGTTTACCAACTGCAACATTTTCATCGCCCTCTGTTAAGGCATCTGCTGCTAGTGCGCCAAGAAGCGTATTGCTATGACCTGTAGTTACCGACTTTCCTGTTATGTAACCTACAGCGACATTATTTCCATCACCACCAGCATTAAGGGTTTTAAGAGCTTGATAGCCAACAGCTACATTGTTCCCATCAGCATCTTCAGTGCTCAACGCTTCAAACCCGATGGCTACGTTGTTATCTCCCGTAGTCAAAGCCGTACCCGCTTCATCGCCCACTAAGACGTTATAGTTGCCGCCAGAAGTGATACTGTCGCCCGTGTTAACTCCTATACGAGTGTTAGATGTGCCTGCGGTGCTTGTAGATATACTAGGCACAGACAGATCAGTAAACGCATCAACCATTGCGCCACCGGAGCCTGCACCGTCACTGTAAATAGCTTTCGTTTGACCGTTAGCGATGGTGACCGTGGCACCAGAGCCTTGCTTGATGATAATGTTATACGGGCCAGATGAACCTGAATCTGTCGTTGCATTTTCTATGAACCACAACTTAGAAACAGTATTCGGCCCTATAGTGACGGTGCAATCGCTATCAAGAGCGCCAGTATATTTGAGGAAGAGAGAGCGGCCAGGGTCAGTAGAGCCATCAGCGATGGTAGTAGTATGAGTATCAGCATTACTTGTAATAGCTTCTGTCCCAAAGGAAAAAGCCTCCGCAATCAACTCAAGGTTCGTGTTGGTACTGGTTCCCCACGTTCCTGATTCATCGCCTGTCGCGATTTCTTTTAAACGTAGGTCATTAACATAAGTTGCCATTTAAGCTACCTCTTCCCAATCAGGGGTTTGACTATCTGATACAGCCGACCAAGTAATACTTTGACTATCTGAAACAGCTGCCCAGTCCGGAACTTGACTATCGTCCACAAGCCCCCAAAGCGTAATCGTACCGATAGCTCCAGTTGCCGAAACACCCGTAACAGATACGTTTGTATCTGGGGCGATTGTAACTGATCCAACAGCTCCTGTGCCTTCGATACCAGTAACTGTAGTAGTCGCTGTAGCAACGACCGTAACCGAACCAACCGCTCCAGTGCCAGTATTCCCAGTAACAGCAGCAACCGCGCTGCCGGTAGCAGTAACCGTTCCGACAGATCCAGTTCCTGCCACCCCTGTAACAGACGTGTTTGCCGCAGCCGTAGCTGTGACTGTTCCAACAGCGCCTGTGCCTGCAACACCAGTCGGCGAAACATTCGCTGTACCTGTAACTGTAAGTGACCCAACAGCTCCTGTACCTGCGACGCCTGTAGGACTGACGACTGCTGTACCTGTCGCTGTAACTGTCCCGACTGATCCAGTGCCCGCAACGCCTGTAACAGTTGCGATGGCATCTGCACTAACCGTAACAGTGCCGACCGCGCCTGTGCCCGCAACGCCTGTAACTGGGACTGGACTCGGTTGACCCCAGCCGCCATCGCCCCAAGCACCTCTGCCCCAGCCGGTAAGGTTAGACATTTAGGCGATACGGATAATCGCATTACTTGCGTCAGCAGTAGGAAACTGAATTGTAAAATCTCCAGACGTAGACGTTTTATCTGCGCCAAAATCTAAAGCACATACTGCAGGATCACCTGAAGCACTGTCGTTAAAAATTAGTGCTCCTCTTGCTGTAATACTGCTAGAACTAAAAGTAAGGTCAGAAAAATCTGTTATAGCAGTAGTCCCGTCATTACTTGGGTCAACACGAGTTAAAGAAGCACCTTTAGCAGTATAACCAGTGCCGGACACTTCGTTAGACGTAGTATATGCAGTAGTACCGGCTCCTAACGAAGCAGAACTTGTATATAGGGCAAGGTTAAACGTGCTTCCACCTGTATTTTTAAAATTATGTACAGCTTCTAAAAGTTCTTTTTTAAAAGTTGTGCACATTGCTGTCGTAATAGCCATTACATTCTCCTAAGTATATTGGCCATCTCTTGTTGACCTTGTTTTTCTAACTCTGCTATCAAAGTCGTTCTATCGCTTTTGATAGCTTCTTTCAGATAAAAAAGCACTATTTGTTCTACACTTCCTTTAAACGCTTCGGCTTGTTGAGCAATTAAAGGATGTGATTTATTCCCAACGCTAATAATTCTATCAGACGCTGATTTAGCCCAAAAGTCTGCGGAATGACCTTTTTGTTCTGTAGCCGTTACTAAAAAGTTTCCTACTTCTAGTTTCGGAGCTTCCATTTTTATCCTCTATTAATATCGTACCGATATTCGTCTTGCGAACCGTAACCTTGACCCAGGTTTTTAAGACCGTTTACGGCTTGAACGAATCTTTGTTCGTATAAAGCTGTTTCTTGTGGATTTTTCAAAAAGTTAGCAGCCTCGACTAACGTTCCATATAACAGTGCATCTGGCGCATTATCAGAAAGCCACGTTGTATCAGTTCCGCTCGTCGTCGTTAGTGAGGCAGGTCTATATTTATAATGGAGTTCAAACGTATAAGTTTGATCTGGCGTAGGCGCTAAAATAAAACTGTTATCGTCAAATAAAGCGTAATACTTAGGCAATCCTGTCGTAGAAGCATTGGGTGTAAAATCTCTAATAAAAGAAACGTGTTTAAAGAGTAAGTACGAATAGGCGCTACTAGAGATTACAGCGAGGCTATACGAGGCTAAAAAATCGCTAGGGGTGCTTAGGTAAGTATTACTAGCGGAAGCCGTACCTGTGACATTTTTACGGAATACTGGAAGCTCTACTGCTTTTAGTATCCTTTCTTCTGCCTCTTCTATGAAAGTATCTAATGACGCGACAAAAGTCGTTTCAGCACTTTCTACATAATTTTGGACTGCTGTTTTTAAAGTACTTAATGTAAAACTCATGTCGTTGTCACCGTTACGGATCCAACACTACCCGTAGCTGAAACCCCTTCAAAATCAGTGCCTATCGGATCTACCACACTCAGCGGTTGGCCTCCTAAATTTCGCCCTGAGTCAGTTGTATTGCTTGGCCCAGTCGTCCTAACTAAACCTAGTTGGGCTTGCGGTAAGTCTACCTCGGGTCTCGCCTGTCGTAGAGCTTCTGGATCAGAAACGTGGTGAGGTGGATCTAGTTGAGGATGTTTAGGTTCGAAACATTCAGGACAAACTTTAAAACCTGTCCATTCCATTCTCATGTCTAAATATTTGACACGAAAGCCGCACCGATCGCAAACACCGTAAGCATATTTACCTACTGCAAAAGCCATTACAAATATGTCCGTTTAGGTACTAACCTCAACGAACTATCGTCATCGTAACGTATCGCGTTGACTAAGTTCATCTCATAAAGAGGTTGTAGCATCGCGGCTTTTTCTGGATTTTTCTTCATAGCTAAATAGAAAGCTAAACCAGAGGTAAGACACGGTAAAAAGCGGCTGGGTAAATCTACGTCATTTACAGCCGCTGTAATATCTTGTATACGTTTCCAACGATACGATATGAACTTATCTGTAGAGTTTTCAGGGGCAGGCCAAACGTATAGTTTTGGCGTAATAGTGCGTTCTAAATAATACTGAGTTACTCGAGCTTTCGTGAGTTTATTCGGTATATCTAAATATTCACCACGATCTATACGATCTAGTTGAAAGTCTGTCTGAATACTATTAACAGTGCGACGAACTACAGCATCTAAAATATCTATATCGAATTGATTTAAATCGTAGGTTGTTTGACCCTCAACTAAATCTAAAGATACTTGTTCTACTTCCCATATTTGAATGCCCCTGTTCGACCAGTCGGCAAA